TGCGAACATTCTTAGATTCGAATCCGCATTTTGTACAAAGCACACCCGCTACTACAAATACTAAAACCAATATCGCAGCAATTAACACAAAGAAACTGGACATTACTTCATTAGATATGAAGAATCCAGAACACCGTAAGATTTATGCTGAATATCGTAAATCTTCTGGTTTAGCCTAACAATATAAAGGAGATTTATTATGGCTGGTTCAACAACCTCAACACTAAATGACTTGCTCCCACAAATCGTGGCAGAGGCAATGTTTGTAGCACAAGAACGCAGTATTATGCGTGGTCTTGTAAAGAATTATACCTTGGCACCTGCCCAAGGTAAGACTGTTACTGTTCCAATTTACCCAACACAAACTGCTGCCGCAGTTACAGAAGGTAATGAAATTGACAACACAGCAGTCAGCACAAGCGGTGCAACACTAACTGTTTCTACAGTTGGTATCCGTACATTGTTAACAGACTTGGCACGTGTGTCGGCTGCTAGCAACGTTGTTGCAGATATGGGTCGTTTGTTTGGCGAAGCAATTGCCAAGAAAATTGACACAGATTTAGTTACATTGTTCTCAAGTTTCACTGGTAACGTTGGTGGTGCTAGTACAGCATTGTCAGCAGCCGTTGTTGCACAAAGTGTTGCCAAGTTACGTGCTGCTAGCGTACCAAGCGATGCATTGGCTGTTGTTGTTCACCCTTACGTTGCTTATGATCTTAAAGCCAACTTGACCAATACATTTGCTAACCCAAATGCTGGTATGTTGCAGAACGAAGCAATGATGCAAGGTTACGTTGGTACTCTGTTTGGAGTTCCAGTTTACGAAAATGCAAACGTTCCTGATACAGGTACTGCTGGTGACTACACTGGCGCTATCTTCCATCGTGACGCATTGGGTCTTGCAATGATCGGTGATATCAATATCGAAACACAACGTCGTGCTAGTTACATCGGTGATGACATTGTTGGTACTTGTCACTATGCTGTTGGCGTACTGTATAATGCATACGGTCAGGCCATCATCAGCGATAGTTCGATCATCTAACAGGAGATAGAGATGGCCTTCATTACAAATGGTAGCACAGTAATTTCTTTTGCCGAGTATCAAGATGTTGTTGATGCCGATCAGAGATTATTTGAAGCCAACGAAGGCCTCACTGACGACGTAGTAGAAACTATGTTGATCCGCAGTACTGAACGCATTTTAGAATTGCTTAGAGCAACTGATTGGTGGGCCGAGTTGTACATAACCAAGTCCACTAATCTTTCTCTAAAAACACGTGCCGATATCCCACCATTGGATATCAATCGAATTCAAGCGCGATACAATGATTTTACAGACCTTTGTGTGTATTATGGATTGTATGATAAGATATTGCCCAAGATTGCTGACTTCAGCACTGAGGACAATGCCGAACGTGCAAAGATTGGATTTTATCAGCAAAAGTATGATTCACTGTTTGGTGAATTGGTTACTCGAGGTGATTGGTACAACTTTGATGGTGCCGCAGGCATCGACAGCAACGATAAGATGCCTGGTGTATACAATTTACGGAGAATTAGATGAGATCTGACTTTATTGCCTATATCAAGTCTCTACAGTTAGGTAGTTATAGACTAACTGAAGAATTGCCTTGGGACAATAACGGTCAGCCATTATATCTAAGTAATCTGAAAACCATCTATGTGGATGCAGATCAGATTGAACAGATACCATTAATTGATACACTAGGTTCAGCGGGTTGTGTAGATGAAGTTACTACAGTCCGTGTCTACTTCGTGAATGACGCAAAAACTCTGCCGTCAAACTATGAAAGTCTTGTTGCCAATATTAAACAGGCACGCACACAATCGTTTACACTAGGATACATCCAAAAGATATGTCAGGTGTCAACAAGTTTTGTGTCGGACAGGATGATTACCGAGTTCGACTTCAGTTTCAGACAATTACTAACCAACTAAAGGAACAAATATGTCATACATTTATCCCGCTCCTGGTGTTACTGATGTACAAGTAGTGTTGAACCTAAAAAAAGGCGCAACAGCAAACTTGGCCATTCCAGCACTTCAGAACGTAACCATTAATAACTCCAACGATGTGTTCACTTGGACACAATTGGATACAGGTTCTAAACTACAGGTTGCTACTACAGCAACAAATAGTTTGGCTCTTAACTTAGTACTAGACCAGAAGACATTCTTCGGTAACACAGCAGCCAGTGCCGGTTCTACTGCACTAGCAGGTGTATTTGGACTAAGCAAAGATAAGACTCTAGTAGATTTTTATCTTTATATGGGCGATGAATCAGATGGTACAGCAGGTAAAACAGTCAGTGGACAAGGTTATGTCACTGGTTTAGCACCTACAGTTAGTGCAGACGCACCTGTATGGGTTAGCCCAGTAACTATCACTGTCACTGGTGACTTTACTCTGTCGTAATCCACAGCAATAACAATGACGGGGCTCTAGGGCCCTGTCTTTGTTTACACTAAATAATAGAGTAGATATGGACGTAATAGATTCAAAGACAGATGAGGAACTTTTAAAAAGTTTACTCGCAGAGATAGCCAAGGCCACAAATGAAATACGTTGTGCCCGGGGCGACATAGATAAAGCAAGCAGTAGACTTAACTTTCTACTGGTAGTTGCTAACACACTGATTAATAGACAGGAGATCGATAGATGAACTTAAAAGAACTTGCAGCAAAACCACAACTAATCAAACTGACCTTAGATGATGAGGATACTTTGGCCGAATACAAAGAGCCATTGGATTTTCACATTATGGATCGTCAACCCATTGACGTTTTTGTCAAACTGGCTGGCCTCTCACTAGATAACCTAGGTGAGATTGTTACCATTGTAAATGATTTGATCCTTGATGAGTCGGGCGAAAAGATTGTGGCCAATGATTATGTATTACCGCAGAAGTTGTATATGCGTGTAGTTGAGAAGGTTATTAAGCAACTGGGGGAGTAACCAACGCCGACATCAGTAAAGATGACATAGAATTAATGTTGATGTTAGACACTCTAGGTCAGCGATACGGATGTTTGCCCAGTGAGATTTTGGCGAAGGGCGATTCAATAGACATTAAGATAATGACTACCAGTATCGCCTGGCACAATGAACGTGAACGTAGAGCACAAGAAGGTTATAAGATGCCCAACAATCACGGTTATACCACAGAAGAGTTGCTTAAAATGAAGGAAAGGACGAACCGATGAGTATAAAATGCAATATTGATCAAGCCTTAAATCAATTTAAGCAACTTGCTGAAGTGCCAGACAAGGTAGTACAGCAGGCCTTTAGATATTTTGTTAAGATAACTCCCATTGGATCCGGTCCGGATTCCGGTAACGCTCGACGTAACACACGATTAGAAAATGATACTACCATTGTAGCAGACTACGTTTATTCAGAAAGATTGGATAAAGGTTATAGTAAACAAGCACCCAATGGTATGGTCAAACCAACAGAAGCAGAAATTAGAAAACTTCTGGATCGAGAAGTTAACAAAATAAAATAGGACACGCAAGATGGCTTCGATACGCACCGTACTAGAATTAGCAAACCAGCAGTTTATGTCTGCTATCAAGCAGTCTAGTGATGCAGTTAAGAATTTTGAAAAAGATTCTGTTAATGCTGGATCCAATTCAACTGGATCATTTAAGAAAATAGATGTTGCTGCTGCGGCATTGACTGCAACAATGATAGCATTAGGTAAGCAAACACTTACATTTGCTGATGACCTAGTAGACATCGCCAATGCAACACAATCATCAGTATCCAGTATCCTAGGACTTGGTGCTGCCTTACAAGAAAGTGGTGGCAAGGCCGAAAACTCGGGGCGTTTGTTCCAGGCACTGTCAAATAAGATAACAGAAGCCAACAGTGGTAATCTTAAGACGATCGACCTATTCAACAAGTTAGGTATTAGTTTTACTGATCTTGGTAATGCCAGCGAAACACAGATACGTAATAAATTAATTAAATCCATTGCCGAACTGCCTACTGCCAGTGAACGTGCAGCACGTGGTATGGATATGTTCGGCAAGGCTGCATTGGGTGTAGACTTCTTAACACTTGCTGCCAACATAGATAAAAATACAGAAAAATACAAACAGTATGAAGGTGCACTAAAGACTGCGGCTGATGCCAACGATGCATTGCAACGTATTGTTATGGATCTCAAAGTTGCATTTGCCACAGCATTTGAGCCAATCTTCAAAGTCATTGCCAATCTCAATATTAACGTAGATACATTGTCCTTGGCATTGAAAGGCATTGCTGCTGTACTACTAGTATTGGGTAGTGCTGCTGTGATCAGTGGAATCATCGGTGTCGCCAAAGCCATTGTAGGTATCGGTCTAGCATTGAATGCTATTCCCATTGCTCGACTGGCCAGTATTATTGCAATTGCCGGTATTGGTGTCTTAGAATATACCGGACTAGTAGATAAACTTACCAATGCCACAGCAAACAACACTGATACAATAAATGAACAACTAGATGCATTAAAACAAAACGGAGAACTGACTGGACGAGATCAATCTGGTGCGCTGGATGCAATTGCCAAGCAAGGTGCGGGTCTTAGAGACATTATTGACCGCTATAAGGAATCCAACAAGGCCATACGTGAAAAACTAGACCTTGAAATGCAAGGTATCACGCAAGGTGAGCAACAGAAGCGTATCAGCCAAACAACTGCAGAGATACAGCAAAATGCAGAAAAGGCCCTGATTGATCTCAAGAAGCAATACTTTGGATTGGATGCTGAAGGCCGTGGTCGTCAAAGTGCTGCCTATGAAGCACAGAAAAAGATCATTATGGACATTGCGGAAACTGAAAAGGCCGCAGTAACAGAACAGATCAAACGTATTGAAACACTTAAATCTGCACAAAAAGATTTAACAACTGGTCTACAGATTCGTGGCAAGGCCGAAGAAGAGATCTATAAAATACAACAAGGATTGACACCTCGTGGTAATAGTCAAGAGATTGTCAACAACGAAGAAATCAATCGTGTACTGCAACGTCGCCAGGTACTGTTGGAATGGGTTATTGCCAACAAAGCCAATATCAGTTTGTATGAAATTGGCGAAGGCTTACTAAAAGGTACTGGTAGTGCCAGTGAGTTTACAACACAAATACAAGCAGCAATTGATAAAGTTAAAGCCTTAGGCGAAAGTGATCTTGATGTTAGTGATCTATTTAAATCAGTAGAAGATCAGTTATTGGCCATTGATCAGGCTGCTGCCTCATTAACACAAACTAAACTAGATGCTGCCGATCAACAGCGTAGTTTCTCTTATGGCTGGTCAAAGGCATTTAATGAATATGCTGATAGTGCCAGCAATGCAGCCAACACAGCAAGAACATTATTTGGAAAAGCCACACAAGGTATGGAAGATGCCTTGGTCAAATTTGCCAAGACTGGTAAGTTTGAATGGAAGCAATTCCTCAATATGATGTTGGAGGAATTGCTCCGCGCACAAATTAAAAGTGTGTTTGCTAAATTGTTAGGCGGAATGGGCGGACTGTTTGGCGGTGGCAGTGGCGGTGGTGGAGGATTATTAGGAAGTTTATTTGGTGGTGGTGGAGCCAAAGGTGGCAAAAGCGGTGGAGGATTATTAGGTGGACTAATTGGTGGTGTCAGCAAAGGTGTTGGCAAACTAGTTGGTGGCATCGGTAGCGCCATTGGTGGCCTATTTGGCGGTGGCAGCAGTGATAGAATGACAGGCACTGCTGGAGGCGGCGGATTTGGTACTGGTGCCGACTTTGGTAACCAAGACTTTGGTGGATTCTTTGCCAGCGGCGGAACACTTGCTTCCGGTAAATGGGGTATTGCCGGAGAAGCAGGACCAGAATTGATAACAGGTCCAGCCAACATAACACCACTCGCACAAATGGGCACAACCAACGTCACTTACAATATCAATGCCGTTGATGCAGCAAGTTTTAAACAAATGATCGCAAGAGATCCACAATTCATATATGCTGTGACACAAATGGGTGCCCGTAGCATACCAGGAGCAAGATAAGTTATGACAACAGCATTCCAATACATATTTGATCGTGCAGAAAGCATATCCATAGACAGACGTGCAGTAGTGGCACAAACAGTAACAAGAGATCAAACAATACGTTCAGTATCACGTGGCGGAAACATTTGGCGATTCGAAGTTAAAATGCCAAATGGTATTCCTTGGTCACAAATGCGCCCATACATTGAAAGCAGCGACTTTGCTGATCGTTTCACTGTGGGCAATGTGCAATTAAACAATTCTGGCTACAACAGTTGGTTTACTGCCTATCAAGGTAACAGCATCAACTCCACAGGATTTGCAGCCAATTGGACACAAGGATCAAGCACAGTTACCTTAACCACAAGTCCAACTACTGCCAGCGGAAATAAGTTTTTGTCCGGTGATATCATACAATTGGGCACCAGTGGTCGTGTGTATTCTATTGTGTCAAACGTTGCATTTAACAGTAACACAGTATCGGTCAATAGACCAGTATTAGACACAACTGGGTCGGGCACACTCAAAGTAGGGCCAGCAGTAACTTGGCAAGTTCTTTGTACAGAGATGCCAACTTGGACAATATTTGCACGAGATCAGGTCAGTTGGTCAGGGTCATTTAAATTTGCGGAATATATGTTATGAGTTTAGATTTAAGTACCTACGGTGAAATACAAACAGCATTATTCTGTAGGATTGATGTACCTGATTATGAAGTTTTACGATTCAGCAATTATTCATTGCCCTTAACCATTGATGGTGAATCATACACTGGCATAGGTAATCTTATGAGTGTGACTACCAGTGCAAGTGAATTGCGTGTAAGTACCAGTGAAGTAACTGTGACCATATCTGGCATACCAAGTAAGAACATCAGCGATGTGCTGACTTACAAGTTCCGTGGATCCAACATCATTGTGTATCGTGCCATCTTCAATCCTACAACTGGCATACTACTAGACATAGCCAGTAACCCAGTAGGCAAATTTCGTGGCATTGTTAACAACTATAGCCTTAACGAAGATTGGTCCGGCACAGATGCATCCAACACAATTAGCCTAATGTGTACCAGTACTATTGGTCTGTTAAATAATAAAGTGACCGGTAGAAAGACAAACCCAAACGATCAGAAGTTATATTATCCAGATGATATAAGTATGGATCGTGTGCCAAACCTAGCCAATAGTAATTTTAATTTTGGCGCAAGGAAATAAGGATTAATAGATGAGTTTTTTAGATGATATACTGGGTGACGTTGGAGGATTTTTTAAAAATACCTTTGGCGACAGTGCTGGATTAATTGGTGGATTGCTGTCCACAGCACTCACTGGTTTCGCACTCAAGAAAGTAAATGACAGCGTAACCAAAGAAAATGAAACAAAGACAACTACCACTACCACCGAAGCAGCAACCACTTCTGCAATCACATCTTCTGTTAGTGACAGCGCCGGTGTTAGATTACAGGTTGCACCAAACGTAGATCAAAGAGTACCTGTGTTGTATGGATCTGCTTTCTTTGGTGGAATTGTAACAGAAGCAGTTTCCTCATCAGACAATCAAACAATGTATTATGTTCTTACATTGTGTGAAAAGACTGGAACCAAAATAAGTGATGACTTACCAAGCCAATTTACATTTAAAGATGTGTACTTAAATGATAATCGTGTAGTGTTTTACCCAGATGGATATACTGTAAATTATACACTAGACCGTGATAATAACTTTGATCGTAACTATGATGGATTGATTAAAATCTACGCTTACGATGGTGGTAGTACTAATACAGTAAATTTTGAAGATTATAGTAATCCAGCATTACCAACTGCATCACAAGTGATACCTACCTGGACTACTGCTCATTCAATGACCAACTTGGTTTTTGCAATAATAAGTATTACCTATAATAGTGAGCGTGGAGTTACAGGACTCCCAACAGTTACTTTTAATATTGAAAATTCTATGATTATGCCCGGTGATTGTTTATATGATTATATGACTAATACTCGTTATGGTGCAGGTATAGCAGCAGAGGAGATATTTGTACAATGAACAGTCTAAATGATTTGAATTCGTGGAGTAATGTTAGTATCTCTTATCAGGATCTTCGGGCTCCATTAGTAACCTTTATTGCCGAGCCAGTTAATCAAAGTACTTCTACATATGTAACCAAACCCTTTATAGCACCATTGGGCGTAGATATAAAATCTATCAGCAATGTAATAAGTGAAGATATTAAATTTGTAGTTAATGTAGCATTGACACCAACAGCAAACGTTTTTTGGTCTGCATTGGCACCTGGTCTAACCTCCAATAGTGTCGGAAATGTTTATACAGTTTATGGTATTAACAATATAGTTGAATGGAAAACTGCAAGACAACCCATTATTACTGTGCCCGATAACACACCAAATTTTACATATACCAGTAGTGTTGTTTATGAAGGCGGTAACAGTAAATCATTTATTACCGCAGTCACAGTTGATACATTAAATCAATTTACAGCAGCCAGTGATTTTTATTATCCAGCAAACACAAATAAAAATTTAATCACTGGACATCCAACAGTCACGGATCTTGAAGATTTTCCAACTGAAAGTTATTCATTAACTGTCGTTGCAAACGACAATAGAGTGTTTGGTAACTTAACCATTGATAATGCATTTGCATCTAATGCAACATTTACCAGCAACACTTTTTCTGTGGCTGGTAATTTATCTGTGATCAATAATCACTTGAATGCATTAAAGTATCAGCCACGTGCAAACATTGATATTGATTGGATAGCAACGTATTCATTGCAAAATCCAGTATCTGGTTATACAAGTATCAGAACACAAGATATTAGATCACTGTCGTCATTGATATTAGAATCTGCTACCACAGATGTGTATGTTAAAAATACATTCCGTTACGTAAGTGGATCACCCACAATCAAAGCAAATGCCTTTGTTGGCAACACACAGGCAGTATTTAGATTAGATATTAGTCCAACCAATTACGTATCAACACCCGCATCGATGATCAGTAATATTACTTCCAGCATTGGTGTTGCTTGGGGTAACTTAACGGCCAATACCACTGCTGGTGTATATTGGGACAATACTAATAAAATATTCACCGCCAAGAACACTCGAGTTAATTTAAACAATCTATTAGGCAACGTTCAGATACAGCCTGGTATTGATTTCGAAGATACTATCTACTTAAATTATCAGGTTACTTGCCCAACCACAGGAGATGAGTTTAATCCCAATCCTGCCGGTAACGTAGCAGTCAAAGTACAAGCATTGTTAAAGACTGATACTGATCCTGCGGCTATTTCAAATATCAACAACACAAGATACTTCCAAAAGAATTCACCGGACTATTTGTTTACTGTCTCTGTTCCTCAAATATTAGAAACAGTTAGTGAATGGTCTTATACAGTTTATTTCTCTAGCCCTGCTGGACGCTTTGGATTGACTGATACTAGCACTAGTGCAACATTTAGTTACACTGGCAACTATACACAGATCAATGCAATGCTGCCAACATTGAGATTCTATCCCTACAAAGATGTAACTGGAACACAGCAATTCAATTATAAACAATATAAAAATGGCCTATTGCAATTTGAATCCAATGTGCCATTGATTGGATCTGGTACCACAGTTATCACAGGTAATGTGGTCGAAGTATTAACCAATTCAGGAACATATTCCCCTACATTCCAAAATGCATTTTATCGTACTGCCAAGATTGCTGCAATTGGCGGTGGTGGTTTGCCCTTGACGATCAACCGCGGCTTCAATTCCAATGGGCAGTATGTAACTGACAATATTAGAGGTGGTGGTGGTGGTATGGCTGTATTAGAAGATATTAGACTTGGATACAATACTACATATAAAAATGGTGGTGCGATCCCAATTACAATTGGTGATTGGGCATCTGGATTTGCAAAAAGCACTATATTTGGTAATTTAGTAGCAAGTACTGGTGCAAAAGCATTTATTAACCAAATTTATAATGGTCCACCAATTTCACAGAGTTATGTTTCAATTAATACACCACCGCAAGGAGGTGCATATGCTACCGGAGGTAATGCACGTGTCGGGGCCAATCCTCCGTTTAAAAGTGGCGGTAATGCTGCAACAGCCACTTACACTATCAGTTACTTTCCTACAGTTACCTATTCGGTACCGGTTATTGTGCCCGCCGAAGATGGTAATCTAATACCATTTGGTACTAATGCTAATGTAAAATTTGGTGCTGGTGGCGGAATTACATTCATTGCTGGTAACATCAATACACAATATCAAACTAGTGATGGTAATACGGCAAGTTATGTCGGATCCCCATCTATATATGGTAGTGCTAGTATACTTTCAGATTTTCCTCCTACCTCAAATAGAGGTGCAGTAATAATTTTATATTACGTATAGTGATTAAAGGATCAATATGGTAACAGTAGTAGACAATCGGTACAGGATAAACGGTTTATTGGCAGCCGAAACTCCTGTATTGCAAAATTTAGAAAAATTATGCAATGCCGCCGGCACTTGGTTAACCTATGACATACAAGATGGACTATGGTCATTGATCATCAACAAGTCCGGCAATAGTGTACATAGTTTTGATGACAGTAATATAATTGGTGGCATAAGCATCAATGGCACAGGACTTTATAATTTATATAATAAAGTTATTGTGTCTTATCCACACGTTGATCTCAATGATCAGAAAGATAATATTATTATTGAAATACCTGCCGGAGACAGAAACGCCAACGAACCTGACAATACATTGAATATCAATTATGACATTGTAACCAATCCTGTGCAGGCACAGTTATTGGGTTTCATTGAATTGAAGCAAAGTCGTGTAGATCAAATTATTGTATTCCGTACTGACTTCAGTAAGATTGATGTCAAGGCTGGAGATATAATTGATATCACCAATAGCATATATGGATTCAATCAAAAGAAATATCGTGTAGTCACAGTTAGAGAAGTAGACAGTAATGAAGGCGCAATTGATATTGAAATTACTGCATTGGAATATGATGATGCAGTATATGATGAAAGCAATTTATCAAGATACACAGTTTCAACATCCACAGGTATTGCCAGTATTGGTGCCATTGCCCCACCTGATCAACCTACTGTGGTCAAATTTGAACAGGATGCTAGACCAAGAGTTGAAATCAGCACCATAGTCAATAATGGATTAGTTGATGGAGTTGAGTTCTGGATCACTTACAATGTGGGTGAGGCATTTCCAGATGATGCTCTTAGAACATACACACTATTAACTACTGCTCGTCCTGGTAATGGCACAGTATTTGGTGTTAATGAAACAGTTCAGGTAGATGTCGATTTTCTCAATGCCAGCAGTTTCTTAGTCAAGTGTCGTTGTACTAATGGATCAGCAACCAGTGCCTTTAGTGGTGCAAGTGGCCTGCAGGTATTCCAACCAGTACAAACAACACAGGCAATTACTGATGATACTGGTTTATATGATAATACTGGTCTACTAACTGCAATCAGCGCATTGGCATTATTACAAAGTTTATTAAGTTATTTTGATCCAGATACTGGATACACTTTCCCCGGGTCCGGAGGTCCCGGGGGTGGGTCGACCTTTCTTCTTCTGACATTTGAAAACATTTATCAGAGTAGTGCAGGTCTAAAATTATTACCACAGGGCGGAACCGTTGAAGGACCTTCGGGTCCTACCGCCTATTATTATCCTCCTGATTATTTTATTCCATTAGTTGGCATAGTAAGTCCCGCTGAGTCTGCCACTATGGTGGGCATTGATCAAAACTTTTTGCCACAGTATGTAACTACTGATCTAACTAATAATCCCAATCTTGGCACACAAAATTTATACAAATATATTTGGCCTGATCCTGTACTTACTGAAGAAACCGGTCCTGGTTTCCCTGATCGAACTTTAATACGATATATATCCGAAAATCAATTTGGTGTTGACTTAGTAGCCTACAAACATTACTATCCTGATGCAACGGAATTTAAGATTGATCTACGTGGCTACTGGCAAAAAATAATACAACAACAAAATACTGGTAATGTATTAGTAGATCAATATTATGCTACCGGCATTGGATCCGGCACTGGTATACGTGTAAGGGCACACATATATACAGATACGTTTCCACAACAAGGTGGAAATATTAGTCCTATTCTCACTGGTGTGGCTGGGACTGGCAATTGGTTTGTGGGAAATACGCTAGTATCTAAATACTATGTTCCAACTGGTGGTGCCAATGAACCAGAATATACAATCTCCAATGAAGTAGTAGGATACTCTAACGTTGCCAACGTTGGCAATGTGGCAACTTATAGATTTGGCAGCAATGGCACTGGATTCTCAACTGCAATAGCAGTAAGCACAGCAGTGGACTTTGCCAGCAATGGTGGCGGTGTTGGTCCCAGTCGGGGATTAAGTCTAGGCACATTTAACTATGATTTATCAGCACAATACGCACAAGATGCACCATCATTTTCATTGGTGCCAAGGATATTAAGTAACACAGTACAAGTTCCTTATACCTGGGAATTTAGATATGAAGGTGGTGACATTGTAGGTGTACAGCCAGCAACATCAGTTAACACACCTGCAGATTTTTTCTATGCCAATATGGCCAATGTAAATTTAAATTCCAGTACGCCATTTACCACTCAATCTATCTCAACATTAGTACAGGTTCCTATGTCTGCTGTGGTGTATGAGTATCCACTTGATAGCGATTACATAGTAGTAAGGACTATCTCATATGCAACAGTTAGAGGTAACTTAACACAGGCCGGTCCTGAAGGCATAGATGTTAAACGTGTTGGAGTTACGTTTGCATCTAATATTGGATACGATGATTATGGCGGAGCCATATATGCCAAGAATGCAAACGTAACTCCAGTTCTTGCTGGCAACGTGTATCTCAAAACTACCGTGGTATAAATAACACTATGCTTCCGGCCTCAGTCGCAAGCACATTTCCCTAAGGAGAGAAATATTATGGCCGGAATCCTAAATTTCCAACAATATCTTGGCGGTCCTGACTCAATCAAATGCGAACAGGTCTTCCCATCAAACCAAAAAACATTACTATATGATTTCGACCGTGACGTTACCGGTTGGACATTCGCAGCAGATTACCAAACATTAGTTATTGATCAAATTGCGTTCAATCGCAACACCGGCCAACCTAATTTTTCTCAAAGTCAAGTAATTGGATCATTTGTCAAAGTGGAAATGACAGGTGATGCAGCACCAGATGTTATCACTGTGGGCACAGGCAAAGTACACGTTTACTTTCCATCAAGTATGTATACCGGACCAATTATTCCTGACGCACGTCAAAACGTGCCAATCACCGTTGTTGGTGTTACTTGGACAGATAACAGTACTCCAGCACAAATTAATACACATCGTTGGGCATTGATCCAATGTTGGGAACCAGATGTAACAGTAGGTGACCCTACATTAGCAGCAGGTTATACTGCATTGACATTAGGATAATAAAATGGCCAATATTGTAACTATCACAGAACTTACACCAAATGTAAGCATTACTACAGATTCATTTCCAGTAACAGTTTCATATAATACAGTATCATTGCCCGGCGCAACAGGTGCTACAGGCCCAGCGGGCGCAACAGGTGCTACGGGTGCAACCGGTATACAGGGCATTCAGGGTAATGTGGGAGCCACCGGAGCCACCGGAGTAACTGGCGCAACTGGCCCCGCAGGTGCAACTGGTGCTACTGGTGTACAAGGCATTCAAGGAGTTGTAGGGGCAACTGGCTTAACAGGCTCAACTGGCTTAACAGGCTCAACAGGGCCAACTGGCGCTACAGGTGCTACAGGTGCTACAGGCACACAAGGAATTCAAGGACAAATCGGTGCAACAGGACCTACAGGCGCAACTGGGCCAACCGGCGCAACTGGTCCCGCAGGAGCAACTGGTGCCACCGGAGCGAGCGGATTAAATGGCACCAGTGTAAGTTTAAAAGGCAGCGTAGCAACTGTAGCGGATTTAGATGATATTGTAAGTCCTGCTATTGGAGATCTATATGTAGTTCTTGCTACTGGCGATGGGTACGTATGGAGTGGTTCTACTTGGAACAACGTAGGCGCAATTCGTGGACCCACTGGAGCAACTGGACCTACTGGGGCAACAGGTGCAACTGGTGCAACTGGTATACAGGGCATTCAGGGTAATGTGGGAGCCACTGGTGCAACTGGTATACAGGGCATTCAAGGTAATGTGGGAGCGACAGGTGCAACTGGTATACAGGGCATTCAAGGTAATGTGGGAGCGACAGGTGCGACAGGTGCGACCGGAATAACAGGTGCGACCGGACCACAAGGAGATGTTGGGGCAACTGGTGCTACAGGTGCTACGGGTGCAACCGGTATACAGGGCATTCAGGGTAATGTGGGAGCCACAGGAGCAACCGGTATACAGGGCATTCAGGGTAATGTGGGAGCCACAGGAGCAACCGGAATAACTGGTGCAACAGGTGCTCAAGGCGATACTGGCGCAACAGGACCCACAGGAGCAACCGGAGTAACAGGTGCAACAGGTGCTCAAGGCATTCAGGGTAATGTGGGTGCTACAGGTGCAACAGGAATAACTGGCGCAACAGGGCCCGCCGGAGCAACAGGGCCCGCCGGAGCAACCGGAGTAACTGGTGCAACAGGTGCTCAAGGCATTCAGGGTAATGTGGGAGCCACAGGTGCTACTGGCCTAACCGGACCAGGATTACCAGCAGGCGGCGTAGCGGGAGAATATATTGTTAAGAATAGTTCAACCGATTATGATACAGTTTGGACTGACAGAGTCAATGCCAAGACAATTTATGAAAATGTTAAAAACGTTTCAGGTGGATCATTAAGCAAAGGCACACCTGTTTATCAGGTTGGAATGGCGGGCAATACTGTTACAGTTGGTGCGGCACGTGCTGATACTACAACCAAAGTAGCAGTGGGCGTACTGGATGAAACCATTGCTGATGAAGCCGAAGGACGAATGTTAATTCTTGGCGAAATCAAAGGTGTTAATACCGCTGCATTTGCAATAGGTGATCGTGTTTATCTTGGTGAAACAGGTGGATTTACTAATGTAGCACCCACTGCATCAGGTGTTGCAATTCAATTCCTGGGTGTTGTATTCCGTGTTCACGCAAGCAATGGATCCGGATTTATTACTGGGACATTAACACCAGATGCTATCAAATATTCTTCTGGTAGTTTCTATGGGTGGACAGGTTCTGCTTGGGATTTATTAGAATTACAAGGTAATGTGGGAGCCACTGGCGCAACCGGAATAACTGGCGCAACCGGCGCAACCGGACCCGCAGGTGCCACTGGCCCCGCAGGAGCAACAGGTGCCACTGGACCACAGGGAGATGTAGGAGCAACAGGATCGGCAGGTGCTACTGGCGCAACTGGACCTGCCGGATTAGATGGTAGTGCATTCTCTGGTAACCTAAGCGGCAACGTATTATACGATGGCACAAACAATCGTATATTTGCCAATGCTTTCCCACTATCAACACCCACTGCCACAACAGGCACAAGTTTTGTTAACTTTATTGTAACCAAGCCAACATACATCAGCGGCGTGCTACAACCTCCTGCATCTGGAACAACTGGTGTTGTTGCCACTGCGGTAATATCCAGTAACATTGCATTGCAAAGTTCATATCAAACGGCCAATAACCGTAACACTTCTGGTGTTATGCAGTATGCACAAATTTGGCCCACAACAGCCAACATTATGACTGGCAGTGACCGTATACGTGCAGCAGCAATCAACACTGACATTATGTTGAATGGCAAGACCTGGGGCACAATGAGCACTGCCAGTGTCAACAACAACTCAATTACCAACGGTTCAACCAATATCAACATCGTTGGCACAGGTGAAGCAGCGGCTGTTATTGGTCAATATAACGTGGTTCAAAACGTTCCAATCAGTGGTAGTGCCAACATTCAGTATGCAACAGCAACACAATCATTTGTTGGTTATGCTACTGGCGCAGGCGCAACAGCCAGTAACATTGCATATGCACGTTTGTATTCAGGACAAATTTCGGGAGCAACCAGCACATTTGTTATTACCAATGCTGTTGGATTACACTTACCATCAGGTTGGCCCAGTAATGCTACCAACAAGTATGCTATCCTAAACGAAGACTCCGCTTCTGTTATTCAAACCAACGGTAATATTATTACCACTGCTAACTTATCAGTGAGTGGTAACATTACTGCACTAGGTAACGTAACCACAAGTGGTAACATTACTGCACTAGGTAACGTAAGCATAAGTGGTAAAACACAGTTGGTTTCATATGCAGAAACCAGTGTGCCCCTGGGCAACATATCCGGAACAGTGACCATTAATGGTGCATTGGGCAGTATATTCTCCGGAACAGTTACAGGTAATATTACACTTAACACCAATAACTTTGCCAACTTCCAGGTGGGACAAAGTGCTACTATTGTGTTAATACAAGATGGCACAGGCGGTAGAATTTTAACATCTAATTTAAAGTATGCTGGCGGTGGTAATGTATTGAGCACAGCAGCAGGCGCCTGCGATACCATTAGCGTTCTTTATTTTGGAGCCGGAGCCTCACCATTGGCTGCAATAGTTAAAGGATATGTCTAATGTTTGCCAGTGCGAGACTTAGCCAATATCTAGCAAATGCCGAACCACCCGCAGCATCAGGTATTGAATACCTTTTAGTTGCGGGTGGTGCAGGTGGTAGTGCTGGCGTTGGTGGTGGCGGTGGTGCAGGTGGATTATTATCTGGAACATTTACCCCAACAACTAGTGTAGTTTACACAGTAACCATTGGTTCTGGTGGTTCTGGAGGTACAGTCTCCGGGGGATTTGCAACCGCCGGTGGAAATGGTGGTAATTCCATTATTTCTGGAACAGGCTTGACTACACTAACTGCCATTGGTGGTGGCACGGGTGGTGTTGCCGGTTTTACTACTGTCAGAGGTGCCAATGGTGGTTCTGGTGGTGGTGGATGTTATAATACCGACAACAATGGTAATCTGGGCGGGTCAGGCACTGCTGGCCAAGGTAATGATGGCGGTGCAGGTGCTCCTTTAACCAGTCCTTATCCAACAGGTGGTGGTGGTGGTGCTGGTGCAGTGGGCGGAACATATTCTGGCAGCAATTCTGGTGCCGGTGGTAATGGATCGCAATCATCAATTACAGGCACAGCAACTTATTACGCAGGTGGCGGTGGTGGTGGTGGTTCTTCGCAAGGTGCTGTTGCTGGTGCAGGTGGCCTAGGTGGTGGTTCATCTGGATCAACAGGCAATGCCAGTAATGCCACAGCCAATACCGGAGGCGGTGGTGGTGGTGGTGGTAATGATAGTGCATTCAATGGTGGTGCAGGTGGTTCAGGTGTTGGTATCTTACGTTTGTTAACTTCAAATTATACAGGAACAACTACAGGCTCACCTACAGTTACAACAGACGGTTCTTATACTGTAGTTAAATTCACCGGTTCTGGTACATACACAGCATAAGGAAATGAAATGGCAAATTACGCAATCATAGACGACAACGATAAAGTTATAAATGTAATCAGAGCCGAGCAAGATTTTATCGACGCCGGGTCAGCAGGTGATCCAGCCCGATGTATTCAAACCAGTTACAACACACGTGGTGGAGTCCATTACGGAGCGGATGGCCTACCAGATAGTGGAGTTGCATTACGATTAAATTATGCTGGCATTGGATTCACATACAATAGAGAACTAGATGCATTTGTTGCTCCACAACCTGACGCCAACTTTACATTAGATACCAATACTGGACTATGGATCAATCCCGATCCCAATGCTGTTTTTGGTATTCGAATATAGTAAATATTATATTAATAGGAGTTATAATGGCTTACAAAAAAGCATCAAAACCAAAACCAAAACCTGGCCGCGGCCGTTACTAATGCCCGTTGTTAAAACAACCAAACAAGGTAAGGTAGCCTACAAGTGGGGCAGTTCCGGGCGAGCCTACACAGGTCCCGGAGCCAAACAAAAGGCAGAGGCACAAGGTCGTGCCGCATACGCTGCGGGATACCGAAAGAAGTAAACCCACTTAGCACTTGTACTTAAATATCAGTATGAGTGAAAAAACCCCACCAATCGAAATACCTGATGAGATTGTATTACGTGATGGCCGAAAGTTCGATGTTGATAAATTAATAAAAAACATTGGTCCCAGAGACATAGTAAATTTACGAACAGGTTACATCAAAAAACCCGCAGTGAAAAGAGCGTCAACAATTCATCCTACATTTTCTGATGAAGAAAAGATATGGATGTCCACAGTATCCCCCGATGAGGTCATTGAACGTTATCCAACGCTAAAAAGACCTTACGTTTATGTGCTGCAACAGCACGGTCGAAAAATATTACAAGATAATGGCTAAAATGGATGCCGCATTGGCAGAATGGAAAGTGGACTTCCAATTGGCCTATTTCGAATATACCAATAAACTTCCTAATTTATATCCGGGCCAAGAGCCCATAACTGATATCATACTGACCAAAATGAAGTTTGGCGTACTCAAGGATGTCTGGTACTATTACAACATTGACCAAATACAATCTAGAAAATGGAGTGCAATTTTACACACAGTAAAATCAACTAGACCCGACATAGATGTTAAATTAAGTACAGCCATAGATCTAAGTGCTGCTATGGGTATGAATATAGATAATATATTCAATTTCCCCGCATTATGGATTATTTCTGTTGAGTATCTTGACTAATAGTATAAATAACTATATAATAGTTTTGTTAACTTAGGAGAGGTAAATGACAAAAGTAATTAATTATGTTCCAAAGCAGACCACAGCAAAAACCATTTATAGAGAACTACGTGAAGAAGATCACAATTGGCTATTAAGCCAATTATCTACTTGGTTAGTTAAAATGGCCACACTATCCAACACCACCAATGAAGACCTACGTGCCCTGAGAGATCAATATTGGCGCAAACGTAGAAGCAATTTGCCAAAAGGCAAAGATGGCACAAACAGTCCCGAAAGTATGGTAGCCGGTATTCTGGACAATATGTTGTACAGCACTAACTTACAGCGCGACTTTTCAGAAAAACAATGTGATGCAATCGAAGATATCAGCCGTTGGATGAATGCATTTGATCCTGCCTTGGAAGACATCACATTTCAAATAGGATTATTCCAATGACCCGCAAAACAAGTAAACGAGATCGTGTAGGCGATCGATTGATTGATAGACAGTCATATGAACGACGTATTGCACCCGCAGATGCCAATGGATGTCGTATGTGGTTGGGTGTTACCAACAATATCGGTTATGGATTCATTAATTTTGCTAAAATAGATGGTAGCAAAGGCGGAATGATGACAGCCCATAGATTGGCCCTGATGCTTAAACTGGACAGGGAAATTGCCCCAGGTATGAATGCCAATCACAGTTGCCACAACAGATTATGTTGCGAACCCTCACACCTAAGTGAAGGCACACAGCAACAAAAAATGAAACAACTCAGCATAGATGGCCGAGCCGGTGGTAATACTAGTCCACGTGGTCCATTAAATCACAAACAATTGAATAGAACCTACAAGTATAACGAAGAAGAAATACAATGGATACGCAACGCAGATCTGGACGCAATTATGCAGAGATTTAATATAGTGCAACGAAATCGTGCGGCCAAACTGCGGTGGGCCTGCAGAAATTCATATTCTTGGTTGCTTTGGACAAAGTCCTGATTGACAATGAATTGTGTTTATTTTACAATTATTGGGATTGAGGGACAGAGGCCCGGGTAATGGTGCTCGGGTTTCTTTTTGACTAAATTTAGGAATTAGTATGAAAATGACAATATCTGTATTAGTGTTATGCTTGTTGACTGGTTGTGGTTATGGTGGTGCCCCATTGCTGTTGGGTGCATATTTTGATCGCCAAGATCCTTGCCAAAGCCGCGGCAGACCCAACTATCAATATCCTGCCTTTTGCGGAGCAGCCGCGGGCCCTGTTGCCTACGTGCGTGACTATCGCACAGGTCGTGTAGTACAAACCATTAGAGGTAATTGAAGTGACTGAACAACTAGCCCGAAAACTCATCAGCGAAGGTATTGCAACTCCGCGTTTATATACCACAATGAAACAGATGTATGAGCAGTATACTGGAGAACAAATAGCCAATACCATTGCTTACATACGTGCCGAAATTACACTGGGACATTGGCAGGCACGAGAATCTATCCCACTAGACCCACCTGTGGTCACTCGCACACGTAAAACGGAAAAATTAGTACTTGATAGATAAATATAAATACTATATAATGTAGTTATAGTTTAACACAAGGAGAAGTAAATGGATTTAATACAGATTGTTCGTGAAAACCCACGTGCCCGCCTGATAATTCTTGCTCAGAATGAAGCAGATACTATGCGTAAGTATGGTTTAACTTTGTCACAGGCCCGGCAAGTTCACCAATATGCCGCTATGTTGGAGGCCGCAGAGTAATGTTGCAAAAATACAACACTTTCTGGGCTGATTAGACAGATAAATCAGTTAAATGTATACTGTTGATATGGTAGCAATGGTGCTACAACAAAGGAGAAGTAAATGGCTAAGAACTCACGTTTAACCCCAGCAGAATGGGAAAATGTTATTCAGCACTTTAGGGCAATGTCACCAGTAGAACTCAAGCGAGAGCATATCCGCCAGACTCGCCAGATGATGCGAACAGATCCAGATCTTCGTGATCAACTACAAGTGATCCTGGATCGGCAACAAGCAGAACTTCGAGTATTGGAGGCCGCACACGTAAAACGGAAAAATTAGTACTTGATAGATAAATATAAATACTATATAATGTAGTTATAGTTTAACACAAGGAGAAGAGACTATGAATCAAGAGCAAATTCAACAAGTAGTAGATGCATTAGATTACATTGCCAGCAACATTGAAGACAACAGTGTAGCAAATATAAAAGGTGATGGAACTGGTTGGACAATAGCAGATAGTTTAGAAAACTTACACCAGATATCAGAAAATTTAGAAAGTATTGCTAACACACTAAAGAAAATAGAAGCAAAAATGAAATAAACAAGAAGGCCCGAAAGGGCCTTTGAGTACCCGATGTGATTGTCTCTTCTCCTGAATAATACATCGTTACACTAGATAACAAAGAAAATGACATATAATCCAAACTTTAACGACCCACGTGTGCTAGCAAGAACAACTCAAGCACTTGGCTTTGCTCTTGCAGTAATGAGCAAAACACAACCACATCCGTGGAGCACGAGATATATCGACAGGTACTTCGGACAACAACAATTACCACTTAGCAAATACCTACGTGATGTGTTATTGATTACTACCAACAATCATTGGAGTAAAGACACAGGTAAGTGCAAAGAATACATACTTAACGAGTCAGGTGTGAGATATCTACGTGACATAATACAAGAAACAACTACTATGACTTGGAATGAGTATAAATCATCTCTGACAGATTCCGAGAATCACAATCTCGATAACTACTATCACTCTATACCCTATTGTATAGGATCTCCGAATGTGTGTGACGAAGTCCGTAATAATGAACGGAAATGGGACTATAAAATAGTAAATCAATGGGTTCGAAGAGAATTCGAAAATGAACTTGCTGCCTTACAGTTCAATTATGATGATAAAAGTGATAGGTTATGGCATCCAATACAAAGTATCCGAAGTGAATACAAAGACGCCATACTTGCCGAACAGGGATTGCGCTATCAATACGACATCCAATGTGCAGCACCCACACTGATACATCAATATGCACAACAACTTGATATGGATTTGTGGTTAACTGATTTGCGAAACTATATCAACAACAAAGAACAAATTAGAGCAGAACTTGCTGAGTCTGCAGACTTACCCGTTAAAACAATTAAAGTGTTGATCAATGCACTATTCTGCGGAGCAAAATTGGGCAACAACCCTGAGTTTGCACTATCACACCTGTTAAATTACGACGCCGCAAGGATAGAATTTATTAAAACAAATGCATTTATACTAGCACTTCGAGGCGATATTAAGACCTGCTGGCAAGCAATTGAACCGCACACTACACAGATCTATACAAAGACACAAGCAGGTCAAGAAAGACGTGTGCCAATGAATTCTAAACGCAAGTGGGGAGTATATTTTAATTTGGAGCGACAGGTATTAAATGCAGTAAGACAATACCTAACCAAAACCCATAATCCACATTTTCTAGAACACGATGGTTGGAGCACAGTCAACGCTGTTGATCAACAGCAACTGATACAACACGTAACACAAGCAACAGGATTTGTAATAAAGTTGGACTTAATACAAATTGGCTAAACCACTTACACCAGCCCAATTAATGCAAAACCAACAGGCACGAGCAATTGTACGTGATATTAAATTTTATAATCACTTGCGAACAAGATTCGGATCACGTGCAGCGTGGCAACAATGGTTAAATACTTCAGAGGGACTGGTTGAAGCCCTTAGGGACACTAGATACTTGACCTGGCCCGAAGTGGACTAAATCTATCCAACTAAAAACAAAACAAGATAAATAATTGCATAAGGTTACTGTCATTTCCTTATAATTGTTATATTCCTTAATTCCTAAGGTCTCAAGGGTACCCATAAAACAGGTACCCTTTTCTTTGGCCATAAATACTCTACAGGAAAACAAATGACAAAATTCACCCTGCACGTATTAGGCGTGCCACACACCAAAACAACCCCAGAATTCAATGGATGTGCCTTTACTGCAAAAGTCCTAAAGTTTTGCCGTATGATGCATCAACGTGGACACCGGGTGATACACTATGGTCACCAAGACAGCCAAGTGGAATGCTCTGAACACGTGACAGTAACTACCAATGCTACACTTGAAGCAGCATACGGTGATTACCGTTGGAAAGAATTGGGATTTGCACACTACTATCGCACAGATGACCTAGCGCACAAGACCTTTCACGCTAATAGTATAAAAGAGATTGAGAAGCGTAAGCAGCCCAATGATATACTGTTATGTTTCTGGGGTTGGGGTCACAAGCCCATTGCTGATGCACATCCGGACCTGATTGCCATTGAACCTGGCATTGGTTATGGTGGTGCTTGGGCACGTTGGCGTGTGTATGAAAGCCATAGTGTAATGAATTGTCTAGCGGGCCCTAGAGCAGTCAGTGAGTGTCTTCAAGACTGGTATCACGTGGTTATACCCAATTACTTTGATCTAGATGACTTTACCTATGAAACACACAAGCAGGACTATATCTTATACCTGGGCAGAATATACAGTGGCAAAGGTGTAGATATTGCAATAGATGCAGCACAAAAGGCAGGGAAAAAGTTAATTATCGCTGGGCAAGGCACACTAAAAGCAATGGGGTACTCAACAGTACCTGATCACGTTACCGAGTTTGGTTATGCTGGCTCAGAGGATCGTAGACGTTTACTCAAGGATGCCAGTGCATTGTTTATTGCATCACGCTATGCAGAACCATTTGGTGGTGTGCAGGTAGAAGCCTGGATGTCTGGCACACCAGTTATATCACCAGATTGGGCAGCATTTGCCGAATTCAATCAACACGGTGTCACTGGTTATCGCTGTAGGACATTCAAGGATTTTGTCACTGCCATTGAGTCTGTTGATCAAATACGTCCACGGGCCTGTAGGCTAAATGCAGCACAATTTACCTTTGATCACATTGCACCGCAATATGAACGTTACTTTCAAGATGTTACTGATGTATATACTGGACAAGGATGGTACCAACAATGACAATAGATTCAGCACCACTACTACCACGAGAACAATTGATAGAGATATTGGATGATGGTGGTGACCCTAGAGCAAGAAACTTTTTGGAGTTTCTAGATCACGATCGTCAACGTATGCTAAGTTATATTGTGCATCGCGTGAGACAATATGATAAAAAACATAATGAGATACTATAATATAGAACGCAGGCATTTGGAACTGCACCCACACCTTAGGGATCTATTGTGGCCCGACACTGACTGCGGTGTGTGGTGCCAGAATCAAATACACGGCTTCTATGGTGTGCCAGAATCACATCCCAACATATTGTTTATTGTTGCCTTGGCTGAGGACGGTATGTGGTTCGAAGCCACATACACAACCACAACACCGGCAGTGGTTCAAATACTAATCTAATAAATAAACTTATGACAACTAATGTTAATACCGAATTGCCAGTTGAAGAAGACGTAGAATCGGTTGCACCTGAACAAGCAGCCGCGCACAAATGGGAATTCCGTCCAAGACAAAATCCACGTTGGGGTACAGTTACTCGCGAAGGATTGATTGTGGGGCGTGGTGATAATAAAAAGGTTATTCCACCCGATGAAGTTTATTATCTTGCCAGCCTGGGCGTTAACTATAAAGAACTAGGGGAATGGTATGGTGTCCCAGAAGATACCATACGCTATAATTTTAAACCCTATGTAGAAAAAGCCAGAGAAGAAACAAAGCAGAAACTGAGACAAGCACAAATCAAATTGGCCCTGAGTGGTAATGCTGTTATGTTGATCTGGTTAGGTAAGAATATGCTGGGACAAAGCGACAGTCCTCTCAACGTAGATACAGATAAGATTCTACCTTGGCAGGATAATTAATGCCACTTAACCCCGGCCAAGTACAAGTAAGTGATAGTGCTGCTCGGTTCCGTGTAGTCATAGCCGGGCGTCGTTGGGGTAAGACTTATCTTGCCATTAGAGAAGTAGCCAAGGTAGCACGTTACCCAGACAAGCGTGTGTTTCTAGTATATCCAACATATCGTCAAGCACGTCAGGTTATCTGGGATGCACTCAAATATCGACTTATGGATCTCAATTGGGTCGACAGAGTCAATGAAAGTGATCTTACTATTAAATTAAAAAATGGCAGCCGCATCAGTCTACGTGGCGCCGACAACCCCGACAGTTTACGTGGAGTGGGCTTGGACTTTCTGGCAATGGATGAATTTGCTATGATTGATGAAAAGGCCTGGACCGAAGTATTACGTCCCACACTAAGTGATCGTGGTGGCACAGCAATGTTTATCTCAACTCCTATGGGCACCAGTAACTGGTCCTATGATCTGTTTAACCGTGGATTAGATCCAACAGAGCATCAATGGGAAAGTTTCCAATTTACAACACTGGATGGGGGCAACGTCAGTGCCTCTGAAATTGAACAAGCACAGCAAGACCTAGATGAGCGTACATTCAGACAAGAATATATGGCCACCTTTGAATCATATCAGAATCGTATTTGGTATGCATTCAATCGTGGCACCAACGTTCGTCCTTGGACTGCACCAACACCCAGCGTAGTTTATGTGGGTATGGACTTCAACATTGATCCAATGAGTATGATTGTATTTGCCCGCGAAGGAGATGACTTATATGCTATTGATGAAGTTGAGATATATTCTAGCAACACACAGGAAGCAGTGGATGAACTCAAAACTCGCTTCCCAAAACAAAGGATTTGGGTCTACCCCGATCCAGCCTGTCGTCAACGAAAGACGTCGGCTGGGGGTGCTACTGACTTATCCATCCTCCAAAACGCAGGATTCACAGTAAAGGTACCCAATTCACACAACCCCGTGCGTGATGGTATAAATGCGGTAAATAGTAAGTTAAGGTCTGCCAACGGCTCATCATCGTTGTTTATTGATCCCAAGTGTAAGAAAACAATTGAGTGTTTGGAAAAACATTCGTACAAGGCAGGAACCAATCAACCTGACAAAGATTCAGGATTCGATCATATGGCTGATGCAATGCGTTATGCCGTGGACTATATGTTCCCAGTTCGAAGGGCAGTAGATCCAGAACAATTAAGACCTCAACGCTGGTCACATAATATAGGAACAACAGTATGAGCACAATGCAAACCGTAGACCAACTGATAGCAGAGATTATGAGTACAAATCAAATGTACTTAGATAATCGTAATCAATGGAAGTATCTACTAGAAAGTTATTTAGGCGGAGCAGACTATCGCCAAGGGCAACACTTAACACGCTATCAATTGGAAACTGCCAATGAATACCTAGCAAGATTACAAAGTACTCCACTAGAGAATCATTGTAAGAGTGTGGTAAGTGTTTATAACAGTTTCCTATTCCGTGAAGACCCCGATCGTGATTTTGGATCAATCAGCAATGCTGTAGAATTAGATTCATTCCTTAAAGATGCAGACCTAGATGGTCGCAGCCTCAACAGTTTTATGAAAGATGTGGCCACCTGGTCCAGTGTATTTGGTCATTGCTGGATCATTATGGCCAAGCCTAGTGTTGGTGCTGTGACACGTGCCGATGAATTGGCAGCAGGTGTGCGCCCTTACGTGAGTCTAGTTACTCCCCTGACAGTTATGGATTGGAGTTGGCATCGTCAGCCCAATGGATACTATGCATTGGACTATCTAAAGTATGTTGAAGAAATCACCGGTGATGTGCAAGTAATTAAAGAATGGACACCCGAAACAATTACCACTTGGGAAGTTGACATTAACAAACGGCTCATCAATATGGAAGTTGTTGAAGACAATGAGTTGGGTCGTATCCCAGCAGTAATTGCCTATGGTAATCGCAGTATGGTTCGTGGCTTGGGTATCAGTGACATCAGTGACATTGCTGATGCACAACGTTTCATTTATAACAACACCAGTGAAGTAGAACAAAGCATTAGATTAGACTCGCACCCCAGCCTGGTCAAGACACCAGAGACCATTGCAGGTTCTGGTGCTGGTAGTATGATCCATATGCCCGAGAACTTGGACTCTGGATTGCGGCCTTACTTGTTAGAATATTCGGGAGCCAGTGTTGCCAGTATCTATCAGGCAATCAAACACACTATCGACAGTATCGACAAGATGGCCAACACTGGTGCTGTTCGTGCCACTGAGTCACGTGATATGTCGGGTGTGGCTATTGAAACAGAATTCCAATTACTAAATGCCAAGTTGAGCGAGAAAGCCGACAACTTGGAATTAGCCGAAGAACAGATGTGGAAGTTATGGGCCGAGTATATGGGCTATGAGTGGGATGGCGAAATCGACTATCCTGGATCATTCAACATACGCGATACCGAAACAGAAATTAGACAACTACAAATGGCCAAATCAACTGCCACAGACCCAGTGGTCTTGCGCAAGATTGATGAGCACATATTAGAATGGATGGACGAAGAGAAAGAAGTGTTACCATACATTGATCTAGTGCCGATACCTGGGCGCACATATCCAGATGGTGCTGCCGTTCCTGAAAGTCTTCCACCAGCATATCAAGACTCTACCAACCCCGAAGTTCCAGTGGGACAAAACTGTGCCAACTGTGAATACTACAAATCAAGTGAACAATACTGTATGAAGTTTGATGCCGCTGTGCGTCCACTTTATTGGTGTGCTAAATGGGAAGGTGATGAAGAATCAATGTCAGAATCATCAGAAATGTTAACACCTGAATTGATGGCTAGAATACAAGAATTATTGATGTCAGGTATGAGCAACGCGGACATTATGGCTGAACTACCTGGTATCACAGTAGAAGATATTGTTGCTGCTGCTGCCGAGGCTGCACGACGTAATTAACCAACACATTAAAGAGTCATACCTATGAGCAGAGACTTTATAGATACTATACAAGATGAGGAGACCAATCTTGCATTACACACAAGATTGTGTGCCCAACGGTATGAACAAATTACCAATAAGTTTGATGATATCGATGATAGATTATTGAACATAGAAACTAATTTAATTGAAATTAAAACAGCAATAACACAAGATCAAAACAATAATAGTAAACTGTATCTTAAATGGGCAGGATTTATTATTGTTACATTGTTGGCCGGTGTGGGGTACCTGATAGATCGATTACTGTCAATGTAACAACTACCCAACAATTATATCAACTAAATATATTACTACACTCTAAAAGGAGGCGATGCACAATGTCAGACAATACATTGGTACAAGACAACGCAACTGATGCGGCAACTTTAGAAACTGAAAATCAGGCACAGGCGACAAAAACTTATACGCAAAAAGAAGTAGATGATATGATGGCTCGTACAAAGAGTTCATTGCAGAAGAAACTATTGAAACCGTATGAGGACTTGGGAGACCCAGATGAACTACGTGCTTTGCGACAAGATGCTGAAAAGCGTCAGATCGAACAACAAATGAAACGTGGTGAATTTGAGAAAACTCTACAAGAATTGGCCGCTAAAAAGGATACTGAAATATCCAAAAGAGATGCGATAATTAAGGAATACAAAGTTAATACACCTCTTGTAAGTGCCGCCGCAAAGTTTAGAGCAGTAGCACCTGAGCAAGTTAAAAGTTTATTAGCCAATAGTGTTAGAC